ACCAGACCGTGCAAGCGGTCGTGCCTGGACGGGTGGCCGCTGTCGGTGAACTGGTTCAGTGGCTCTCCCTACGTGCCGTACATCGGTGCCGACGGGGCCTGGCGGAACGCATCGGTGTGCGGCTGCCAGACGGACTGCGGATGCGGCGAGATGGAGGAGATCCGCCTCGAAGGCCCCGTGTACGACATCGTGTCGGTGCAGGACGGTGAGACGACCCTGCCGGCGGCCGCGTACCGGGTGGATAACGGGAGTCTGCTGGTCCGCACGGACGGCAACTCGTGGCCGGACTGCCAGGATCTGGGCGCTGCGTGCGGTGAGCCGGGCGCGTTCTGCGTCACGTACCGAACTGGGCTGCCGTTGGATGAGTCTGCGCTGGCCGCGTTCAGTGCTCTCGTGTGCCACTACGTCAAGCAGTGCGGGACTGGTTGTGGCTGCGCGTTGCAGAAGTCGCGCAACGTCAGCAGGGTGTCGCGGCAAGGTGTTGACATGGAGTTCGCGGACGCGGCTGCGCTCCTCGACGGGGGCCGCACCGGTATCCCTGTCACGGACGCGTGGCTGGCCGCAGTGAATCCGTACCGGCTGACGTCGCCGAGTCGGGCCCTCAGTGTTGACCGGCGCCCGGGTCGGGTGACGACGTGGCCCTGACTCCGTTCACCGTGCAGGAGATCGCTGAGGAGCTCCTCGGATGTGTCTGTCTCGCCCTCGACGAGGTGGCTGCGGCGAACCCGGACTTGGCGGGTTGTCCGACGTGCCGCAGGTGCGTGGTGCCAGGCGCCGTGGCTTGGGATTCGTGCGGCGAGTGCTGCGGCGGTACCGAGGTCGGTGGGCAGCTGTCGGTGTCGGTGGCGCGTATGTGGTCGTCGACGCATGAGACGTTCCCGGCGGAAGACCGCACGGTGCGGGACGCGCGGGGCTGCCGGTTCCCGGTGACGGCGGTCGAGCTGGTCGTCACGCTGCTGCGGTGCGCGCCGGGCCCGGACGACAACGGTGAGCCACCGACGTGTGAGGAGCTGTCGGAGTCAGCCCGCCAGTTGCATGCGGATGGCTTCACGGTGATGCAGGCGACCTTGTGCTGCATCCCGCAGACGTCCGAGGCACGGAACGGCCGCCGGTTCGTGATGGGCCAGCAGCGGATGTTGGGCCCGGAAGGCTACTGCGGGGGCGTCGAGCAGCGGGTTACGGTGGAGCTGCCGGGGTGTGAGCCGTGCGATCTGGTGGGGGTGGGGGCGTGACTAAGGAAGAGGCTCAAGCGGTCTACTTGTACCCGAGCGGGCGCCCGCGTATGGCGTGCCCATCAGATGATGATGGTGGGCCTACATGCATGGGCGACACGAGCTTCTGCGGGTACAGCAGTGAACTCGACCGGCAAGTTTGTGTGCATCTTCCTGAAGCAGGTGAGCCATGAGCGCTGAGGTGAGGATCGACGCGTCGCGGTTGGAGCGGATGCTGCGCCTGCCTGGTGGGCCCGGTGCGCGGTTGTTGCGGCGGCGTGCGGACAGGGTGGCGGCTCGGGCGCGGGTGTTGGGTGCGCGGCATGGGTCGATGGGCCGGTTTGTGCAGGATCCGGTGGTCAGTGGTTCGGGGCGCGGGCTGACGGCGGTCATCGAATGCACCCATCCGGCTACCCGATTTGTGCTGTTTGGGACGAGGCCGCATCTGATCCGGCCGAGGCGGGCGCGGGCTCTGAGGTTCGAGGTTGAGGGGCAGCAGGTGTTCGCGCAGCTCGTGCGCCACCCTGGCACGAGGGCGGACAACTTCATGGAGCAAGCACTCCGAGATGTTCTGTGATGCCGGACTGCGGCAAGACGGACTGCGGTCCGATTTGTTCGACCTCCCCTACACTGCGCTGTAGACGCTGATGGTTGTGGGCCTGGCGGACCTTCGCATTTCTGGAGGCCCACCCATGCGCCGATCCTTCACTCTCAACACCCAGCCGCACGAGGCAGAGATCGCAGGTACCGTCCTCTACTTCGTACCCGAAGCCGAAGGTGACGCGTTCGTCGACGCCTACGCGCGGCTCCAAGAGGCGCAGAAGGGTGCGGGGGACGAAGGAGGCCCGGAGCAACTGAAGAAGGTCACGGCCGCACTGCGGGAGTTCCTCACCGACCTCATGCTCCCCGAGTCCCGTGAGGTGTTCGCCGAGATGCGGCTTCCCGCCCGTGTGCTGGTCGAGGTGACTCAATGGCTCGCTGAGACCTATGGGGGGGGCGCGGGCGGCGCGGAGGGGCAGGGGGGTAGTGGGGGGCGCCCTACTGGGCGGTCTTCAGGCTCTGCACCGTCGCGGCGGACGCCTGGGACTCCCTCGAAGGCCAACTAGCCCTGCAAGGGGTCGACATCCACGCGTGGAGTCTGCGGACTCTCCTCGCCGCGGTGGAAGTCCGGTTGGAGCAGGGCGCGGAGGACGAGAAGGCGTGGCGCCGAACCCGGCAGCAGTTGTATGCGCCGCCGCCGGAGGTGTTGCGGGCGGAGCGGGCTGGGCAGCGGCCGCGGCAGACGGGTATGGACGCGGCAGCAGCTCGGGCGTTGGTGGCGCAGGTCGCGGCTGAGGACGCCGGGTTGGCACGCCGTTAGTCTGGTAGTGCTGCTGGCGTACGAAGGCCGGGCAACCCATCGTCCGCAAGGGGTTGCCCGATGACCACACCGGCAGGCGATGACGTCGCCGGCTCGGCCCGCCTGATCATCACGCTGTCCGCGGACGACGCGGAGGCTGAGGCGCAGCGTCTCGGCCGGCGCATCGAGGACATTCTCGATCGGGCCACCCGGCGTGCGGCCCAGCGCATCGACGCGAACCTTCGCCGCGCGTTTCGGGGCTTGTCTGCGTCCGTCGCGGTCACCGCGGACGTGGACCGTGCGGTGTTCGAGGCGGCTGTCCGGGCAGCGTTGGCGGGCATTGAGGTGCCGGTGCGGGTGGTGCCGGATGTGGATCTGGGGCGTCTGGATGCTGCTCTGCGCGCGTACCGGCCGCCGACCATCACCGTCGACGTAGACGCGGACACCGACCGATTCAGCCGCGCGTTGGGTTCTCTCGGCAGTGTCGCGGGCCGTGTGGGCGGTCTGCTGCGGTTGGGCGCTGTCGGTATCGCTGCGGCGGCCGCGGCGCAGGGCGTCGCCGCATTGACGGCGGCTCTGGCGCCGGCAGCGGGGATCATCGCGGCCCTGCCCGCCGTGTACGCGGGCGCCATCGCCGCCAACGCGGCCCTCAAGCTGGCTCTCAGCGGCGTGCAGGATGCGTTCAGCGCGGCCCTGGGCGACAACGCAGCGAAGTTCGAGGAGTCGCTGAAGAAGCTTTCCCCCGCCGCGCAGGCCGCCGCTCGTGAAGTTCGTGCGTTGAAGCCTGCATTCGACGATCTGAAGTCGACGGTCCAGGACGCGTTCTTTGAGCCGCTGGAAGGGCAGATCAGCGGCGTCGCAAAGGCACTGGGCGGACCGCTGAACACGGGCCTGTCGAACATCGCGGGCAACTTCGGTCTGGCCGCCCAGAGGATTGCGGAGTTCTTGCAGACGTCCCTCGGCATCAAGGCCGTGACGAACATCCTGAAGGGCACGGACCAGGCGACACAGGGGCTCGCTGCCGCGGCAGGCCCGGTCGCTGCCGGGTTCCTGCGGGTCGCCGGATCCGTCAGCGCCGCGTTCGGGCCGCGGCTTCAGGCCGCCCTGGCGAACACGGGTGCACGCTTCGGCCAGTTCCTGGGTGAGGCCGCCGCGAGCGGTCAGGCGGTCGCGTGGGTGGACGGCGCGGTGGATGTGTTCCGGCAGCTCGGCGATATCGCGTCGAACGTCGGGCAGATCATCGGCGGCGTCTTCGATGCGGCGAACTCGTCTGGTGCCGGGTTCCTCGGGAACCTTGAGGTGATTACGCAGGCGCTGTCTGACTTTGTGAACAGCACGGCCGGGCAGAGCGCCTTGTCGAACATCTTTGCGACGATGGGGCAGGTCGCCGCGCAGCTCGGTCCGATCTTGTCCGAGGTGCTCACCCAGGTCGGACAGATCGCGCCGGCGCTCGCCCCAATCTTCACGATTCTGGGCCCGGCGATTCAAACCCTGGTGGGTGCGCTGGGTGGCGCGGTGTCGGCTGCGCTGCCCGATCTGACGATAGCAATTCAGAACATTGCGGACGCGGTGGTCGAGCTGGGGCCGGCACTGCCGCCGACTGCTGCTGCGGTGGCGTCTTTGGCCCGGTCGGCGTCTGATCTGCTGGAGCCGCTTGCGCCGTTGGTGGGTCTGTTCCTTCAAATTGTTGCGCCGGTCGTGGATTTCGCTGCGCCGGTGTTGGTGGCGGCTGCTGCGACGGCTGCCCTGGTGAAGGCGTTCCAGGCCGCGCTGCTGATCGTGCCGTTTGTGCAGGGGGCGTGGTTGGCGTTGAACACGGCGTTCGTCGCGAGCCCGTTGGGTGTGATCGCCGCCGCGGTGACCGGGGTGGCGCTGGCCGTCTATCTGCTCTATCAGCGGTTCGAGCCGGTTAGGGAGGTGGTCGACGCTGTCGGGTCGGCGCTGAAGACCGCGTTCGATGGCGTGGTCGGGTTCGTCACTGAGGTCGCCACCGCGGCGGGGGACTTCGTGGCCGCCATCCCTGGGTTCTTCGCCGCGTTGCCGGGGCAGGTCGCCGGGTTCTTCACCAGCGTGAGCGAGACGGTGCTGGGCTTCTTCACGAGCCTGCCCGGCATCCTTCTCGGGCTGCTGACGGTTGTCGGGCAGACGATCCAGGCTGCGCTTTCCACGGCGGGCACCGCCATCTTGAACTTCTTCGTCAACCTGCCCGCGCAGATCGGGAACGCGTTGCTGACCTTGGGCCAGTTCCTGGTCGTCAGCTTTGTTCAGGGCGTCGCGTTCCTCCTCGGCGCGCTTACCGGGCTCGTCCTCCAGATCGTCCAGTTCTTCATCGACCTGCCTCAGCGGATCTACAACGCGCTGATCAGTCTCGGCGCGTTCCTGATCACCGCATTCACCAGTGCGTTCACTGCGGCTGTCAGCTCGGTGTCGTCGTTCATCACCAGCGTCGTGGGCTTCTTCACCGCGCTGCCGGGGCAGGCCTCGGCGGCCTTGGCAGCGCTGCCGGGGCTGCTTCTGGGCGTGTTCAACAGCGCCCGCTCCTCGGCCGTCAGCACGGTGTCCAGCCTGGCGAACTCCGTGGTCGGGTTCTTCCAGTCGCTGCCCGGCCGGGCAACGGGTGCGGTGTCGTCGCTGGTCGGGTTGCTGTCCGGTGTCTTCAACAGTGCGAAGTCGGCCGTCGTCAGCCGCGTTACGTCGCTCGTCAGCGAAGCGGTCAACCTGATCAAGGGGCTCCCCGGGAAGGCCAAGGCCGCGCTGGGCAACCTGGGGTCGGTTCTGGTGTCGGCGGGGCGTGACCTCGTCAACGGTTTCATCAACGGCATCAAGAACGCTGCGGGCGCGGTGGTCAGCGCTGCCCAGAGTCTCGTCGACAAGGCCAAGTCGGCGTTCACGGCCGGTCTGGAGATCTTCAGCCCGTCCCGGGTGACCTACGGGTACGGCGTCAACGTGGGTCAGGGCTTCGTCAACGGCATGACCAGCACACAGGACAAGATCAAACAAACTGCGGACAAGCTCGTCGACCAAATCAGGGACGCATTCAAGGGCAAGAACAGCAACCTCGACGACGTCCTGATCAAGCAGATCCGCGCCGGGCAGAAGGAACTGGAAAAGCTGGCCGCCCAGGAGGAGAAGCTCGCGAAGCGGATCGCGGACGCACGCAAGTTCGCGGCGGACACGACGAACGCCGCACTGCAATCGTTCAGCCTGTCGAGCATCGCGCAGGACCAGGGCAGCACCAGCATTTTCAACCTGCAAGACGGCCTCGACGCGGCGGTCTCCCAGGTGAAGAAGTTCACCAACCAAATCAATGACCTAGCCCGCAGAGGGATCCGCAAGGACCTACTCGCTCAGTTGGTCCAGCTTGGACCGGAGCAAGGCGCCGCCCTCGCCAACTCACTCGCCGGGGCCTCGGACGCACAGCTGAAGGACCTCAACGCCGCACAGGCCCAGCTAGCCAAGGCCGCCAAGGACCTCGGTAAGGACTCGGCTGACGCCCTGTTCGACAGCGGCAAGGAGGCCAGCAAGGGCTTCCTGGCTGGGCTGAAGGCACAGGAGAAAGACATCGAGAAGCTCATGGTCTCGATCGCCACGTCGATCCAGAAGAGCCTAAAGAAGGCGCTGGGCATCAAGTCGCCGTCCCGCGTGATGGCTCGTATCGGCAAGCAGACCATGCAGGGTCTCGGGCTCGGTGTCGACGATCAGATTCCGTTGGTTGCCCGGTCTGCGCTGCGGGCGGCAAATGCGTTGACGGACCCGTTCGGTGGCGTGGCCGCGCCCAGGATCGGCGGCCGGTTCGGGTCGGCGGCCACGGGCGGCGCGTCGGCTGGCGCGGCCACGAACAACACCAGCACGAGCACCCGGAATGTCACCATCAACCAGACGATCAACGAGGTGGGGAACGCGGAGGCGACTGCTCAGCGGATCGTGAACCGGCTAGCCGCCTCCGGCATCGGCCTCTAGTTGAGCCAGTCGTCGACGACGTAGAGGACGGTGTTCAGGGCTTCGATGGAGTAGTACTCGCGGCCCCGCACTGGAGACACTCCTGCCGCCTTCAACAGGTTCCTCAGTTCACGTTCGAGGTCGCGGGCCGTCGTGTCGGCGAGCCCTTCATACAGCCGCGCCACCGTTCCATACCCGATACGTCTGTGATCGGACAAACGCGGGCGAGGGTCACCCGAAGAAACGCCGAACTTCAAACCACCGGGACCAGTGACCACGTAGAAAACGTCTGACACTCTCCCCGCGCATACGAGGCATATTCCAGTGCCGAAGTTTACGCTTCCCGGCCGTGGGGCGTTCTCATGCCCTTGGCTACAGCGCACCAGTACCCGCGTGTTTGCGCCCTTGTACTCTCCCAGCACGGTTCCACCCAAGCGCTCTACGGTTGCCCGGAAGGCCTCTTCAGCAGCGGCTGGGTCTCTGCCTGCGCACACCCTGCAAAGACCGCGACCGCCACTTATGTGGGTGGGCGTCGGGTTGCAGTGGTGCCCCACGGGGCAGCGGATCAGAACCGGCGTTTTGCTGTTCACGTAGTCGCCGAGCACGATGCCACCAAGGCGTTCCACGGCGTCACGAAACTTGGCCTCAGCGGTCGCCGGATCCCGATCCGCGCAGATTCGGCATATTCCGCGGCCGCTCCTGACGCTGCTGGGGATGGGTGTGTAGTTATGTCCCTTGGCACAACGCACCCGCACTGGCGTAGAGGTGTTCACGTAGTCGCCGAGCACCTTGCCGCCGAGACGTTCCACGGTGTCCCTGAACGCAGCTTCGGCTGTAGCAGGGTCCTTACGTGCGCACATACAGCAGACGCCGTTGCCTCTGGCCACACTGTCGGGTCGAGGCGCGCAGTCGTGCTTCTCAGTGCAGCGGACAAGATGAGGCGTCTGGTTCCCAAGCCAATAATGAGGCTCGACCAGCGTCGCGCCGAGCTCGTCCAGCCGCTTGATGAACCTCAGGTACGCCTTAAGTGAGCTACCTGTGAGTGGTCTGCCGTCGGGCCACGTGGGCACGGTAGTGTCGGCCATAGCCGTACTCCTGGTGTCGTCAGGGGTTTCGGTTAGGGCCGTCCGGGTGTTGGTAGCACCGGGGCGGCCCGTCATCGTTTAAGACGATCAAGCGTCCCCAATGGTTGCACGCACCGTCTGCCGAGAGTGGACGCCGTAGGCTTGGAACGTCGCTGGTGCTAGGCCGGACACTCCGCGCTGGACTCCCCGGGGTGCCCATTGCTCACCGACTACATGGCGATCGGCTCGTCCGAGGTGTGGAACACCGCGAGAACAAGGGCGTACCTGGAAAATATGGGCAGCCCGTTCGCGAGCGGCGCTGAGATCTGCACCTGCGAGACACTGACTGCCGAGTCCCTCGGCGACGACCCATATACCACCCCCGACGACCCGAACTCCCCCGCCCCATGGTTCGACGAAGACACCCCTGAGTCCGGCGAGTTCCTCGGCTTCATGGTCCTCACCGTCACCGGTCTCGACGACAATCCGCGCGCCCGGAACGTGGTCAACGCCGTCAATGGCGGCGGCGTATTTGGCCCGGTGCGTGCGCTGCCTCGCACGATCACCGTCACAGGTCTGCTGATCGGAGCATCCTGCTGCGGCAGTGAGTTCGGCATGAACTGGCTGTCGGAGGTGCTGTCCGGCTGTACCGGGGACTCCTGCGACGGGGACTGCGTCACCTTTTACAACTGCTGCCCGGGTGAGGAGTTGAGTGAGGAGGAGTTCAACGACCGGCATCGGCGGACGTTGCGGCGTACAGCGTTGGTGTCGGGGCCGACGGTGTTGGACCGGCAGGGTACGGGCTCGTGTGCGCGTGGCTCGTGTGGTGGTGGCGGGGACATCATCCAGGTCGAGTTCGTTCTCGTCGCGGCCAGTCCGTGGGCGTGGTCGGATCCGGTGCCGCTCCTTGATGTGGGGGTGCCGATCGGTGGGACGGGTGACTGCATCGACTGGTGCGTCCGTGGCGGCCTCGGATTCGATGAGTGTGCAGCGTCCGAGTGCAGCTTTCACCCCTGCGTAGCAGCGGACGACGCGTGCGCGGATCCACGCAACCCGGTACCCCGGCCCCCGACGCCGACCGCCCCGGACGCGTCGTTCTGCGTGCCGATTGCCCCGGAACGCGAGTGCTATGAGCTGGACTTGTCGGATCGCCCGCAGTGGATGACGGACGTGCCGACGATCACGGTGCGTGCTGCGGATGAGGAGTTGCGGAACATCCGAATCACCATGT